GATTTATAGGGTGCGGTATAGGGTGCGAACTTTTCTTCTACTGAGCCGGGCAGGTAACCCATCTCTCTAGTAGGAACAACACTTCTTACTATAACAAGTTTATTCTGTTCGTAAGACTTATCAAGTACGTCCTGTAGTGCGAGATACATTCCAACAAAGGATTTACCAGTACCCGCAGAACCGCAAAGAACGAGATGGTCTCCTTCCTTGAATGCTTCGTATGCCAGTCTTTGATTTTCGGTGATGGGTTGATATGTTAACAAGTGGTCTATCTTTAGACGTTTCATACTCATGATTTAATATTCACCCCCTCTCTATCACCACCAGCGCCTTTAGCAATTTTACCCATAAGATTCTGAAAATCACCAGATGTCTTACTGAGTACTGAACCCGATTGAGTGATAAGAGCTGGAGCGCCAATCTCTTGTCGCCAGTCTTCACCAAGTTCTACCAATTTTTCTTGTAACGCAACGTAAGAACACATCACGGTCTGTTTGTCTTCGGTCTTTTTGTTTACTATCGTATATAAAGGCATATCACAAATCCTGTATTAATATTTTGGGTTTCATCCATTTCGCTTTCAGTGGAGATACCTGACAGTATGCCATGATAATGACTTCGTCACCTTCCATAGCAAGTCTTGCACCAGCACCATTGACACCTATCTCCGCAACATTACCTTCAATTGCATAGGTTGTCCAACGTCCACCTGTATTTAGGTTAACTACATCTACCTGTTCATTAGGAAGGATACCGACTTTACGCATCCAATTACGGTCAATCTTAATCGACCCTTCATAATGTAAGTCACACTGGGTAACCGTTGCCCCGAGTATTTTCGATTTTAACATTGTTAATAACATATTTATTGAATTCCAGAATGACGAAGGGAGCATTGCTGCCCCCTACGAGATTTATATCACCTACCTTTTTATGCTAGAGAAAGTTGAGTTTGTTCGTACTCGGCAATAGTTTGATTGAGAAACGTTTTCTTTTTCGATAACTTGTGAGCAAGGTTGTCTCGTCCTTTTTTCTTGAGACGGTGAATGTATTGGTCAAGTTCTCGACTATCGTTTTTCAATCTCTCTATTTGGTTTCTTGGCATATGTGCTCCTTGTTTCTATTACTAGTTGGGGTTAGAAGAACATTACAAAATTAAGATAGAAGTTTGGGGAAAGCCTCCAACACTAATTTCTTAGTCAATCCTTTTACTGGTGACTTCTTTGCCACCATGTCCAGTACTATTAGGGCATCCTCTGCATGGATACTTTCTAACATCTGAATAAATTGGTTTTCGATTTGCATCTTAGATAGTTGTCCCGCTCTCGCACCAACCACGAAATTACCGAATTGTCGATGCAACATCTTTAAAGATGACGGTACGCTTTCTGGTCTATTTGGAGTGTACGGAGGACTACCTTCGGGTAAGACAAATGATAGTCGTTCATCAAAACAACCTCGAATGACATCTTTTACTGCGGGTACTAGATTACCCTGTTCCTGTAAGAAAAGAACTTTGTCTTTCTTGTTTGTTAGTTTAGTGAAATCTTCGAAGATTTCAAATACTTCTTTTTCCATTATTTTTTACTCTCTTATAATATTATATATACGTTATAAATTCTTCACAGACCGTAATGTTGACGAAATTCCGATAACATTGTCTCATATTCACCAAGTAAATATGTCACACTCGCAACCTGTTCTTCGTTTCCAACCTTCGGAAACTCATTAAGTTCTTGTTGACAGGACTCGACTAAAGCTTCGATTCCCTTCTCCCTTTCCCTAATTTGTTCGTAACTAAAACTCATTCTGTATCCTTTATCTATATCATGCGTAAAGTTTGATATCTGTGTAGTGACTTCTGTGGAAGTAGTCGGTCATTGAATCGTCATCGTTGAAGTAGTCTTTTCCTTCCATTGCAGACTTTAACTCGGTCAAGAACGCAACACCTTTCTCACAGTAGTTCTCACAATGCCAGTAAGTGTTAACATCATGTCCCCACTTTGCAGACTCTTCAAGGATTCTTTCAACAGAGAAGTTGTTGTAACCGTTCAACTCTCTCTTTAGTACTTTATTTGGAGTCATCTGAACGTCACAGTAACCTTTCATCAGGTCTTCTGCACCCTTCACTTTAGCAACAAGAGTGCTATGATGACGGATTGCTAAGGATACTTTGTATCCGTATTTCTTACAGACTTTCTTGATTTCGACTGCAAGTTCTTTTTTCTCTTCTTGTGATACGTAGGCCATGATATATTTCTCTCTCAACTCGATTAACTAAGTACTTATTATAACAACAAGGGCAGCGTTTGGCAACACTTTTCTAGTAAAGATTAACATTTAATTCATCAGTCAGAATGACAGAAACTCTTTCTCTATCAAGACTGTCACCGCCACCCCAAGTGACTAAATCAGTCAACCTTGACATATAAGTCATAATTGCAGTCTCGATTTGTTGGACGGTTGCATAGTCAGACTTGGCATAGATACCACCTTGACCGTAAAAACTATTGACATAGTCACCAAATTCTTGAAGTTCTTTAAACATTTTCTTTCCCTTTTCTCATTTTATATACTTATTATAACAACAACAGCAACGTTTGTCAAGCATTATTTTATAATAAATAGACACCGATAGGACTTCTATAGTTCTCGTCCATAGTACGTAGGTCTTGAAGCAACATGGTAAAACCACCTTCGCACCACATACGGTCACCTTCTATCTTGGTAACAGCAAGTTCTTCGGTAGGATGCATCGCACCCCAGTTACAATAAACAACATCACCAACTTCAATCATATTTCTCTCTCAACTCGATTAACTAAGTACTTATTATAACAACAACAGCACCCTTTGTCAAGCATTATTTCAAATAATTTACATTTAATTTAGTAGAGATAACGTCTTGATTGTCATGGAGAATCACTGTCAGTGGAGTAGAGAAGTCCTTTTCTAACTTAGACATGGTCTTAAAGGCCATCTCCATAGCATCAGATTCGGCAGAGTACATAATATCAACATCCAATAACTTAGATATATCTCTCTTCGTGAAGAACTGAGTTGCTATACGATGACCGTATAAGTCGGGTGAGATGATTGCCAAAGGTATGATGACTTTGGATGACATAAAGGATGGTAGTATGTTCCTCTCCCACGCATTGTAGTGGTGGTAGGACATTGTAATACCTACACGTTTGTTTCGGTGAGTTTCAACAAATGGTAGTGAGTGTTCGATAGACTCTTTGTGAGATATGTAAGTGAAGGGGTTAACTTCTTGTTTCCAGAAGTTTTGACTTTGAATAAAAGCTGTGTCAGTTTCATCTACTGACCAAGGGTGTATGTCATCGTACTCGTTGGGTAGGTCTTGAACACGCAAATAATTGCGACACGATATTATTAGTTTATTCCAGTACAAGTCCCAGTTATTGAAGAATTTTTTGTGAAACTCTATACTACTTTCAGTAAAGAATGCGATTCTATTGACGGGTAGTTTTGATTTGTCTTCGGGACTCATGTTGTCGATAAACTCAATCGTCTTATCATCCATGTCCCAAAGTGCTTCAGAATTCTGCCATAGAGGTAATCCCAATTCCAAACACGCAAACATAGCTGCAAATTGAAGTGGCCCTGCTTTGGGGATAACAATTGTGGTGACCTCTCCTTTCCGCACCCCACTCTGTAATAACATATGTTTAAATCTGTTTATCAATATAAAGAACTCTTCCTGATTCATGTCATTAATAAACAGGTCTTTATTGATTATGTTGCGGTCTATAATCACGGGAATAACTCCACAATATACTCAGTGAATGCTTTGTGCGCTTGTTCGTCTGGATGACCTTGTTTTTTAAGTGGTCTCGGTTCCTGAAAGTCTCTTAGGGTTTTATCATCACCCTCACTCAATCCAACCTGACACTCAGGTCGAAGTTTTTCTAGTACACTAAAGACCCAGAGTCTCCAATCCTTTACCTGTTGACTAGTTTCCTTCTGTCTCTCAATCCTTGTTAGGTATTTGGCCAGTTCAATTCGAGCATTCCTATGGAATATACCCTGCACCAACTTAATATTCATACTGTCACATAAAGTCTGCATCGCCAACATCAGTGATAATTGATGGGTCATCCCTGTACAAAAAGTAGATAGGTATACGTCAACCGTTCTTCTATCACGTTTAAAGGTCTTGACCTCATTGAATATATGGTGGTTAGAAAATTCTTGAACAATACGTGGTGACATAGAGAGTTCAAGGTCTTGGAATCGATTTTCGTGCCACTGTGTCATAGATATAGAACGAGGAACCTTGAGCATACTTTTTTCGTCTTCTTCAGTGACTTCAAGTAACGTTTCTTTTCGAATGGGGTCTGACCACAATATCACCATGTGTGACGGTACGTCTTTTGTAGTCAAGTAGTCTATCGTGTCTCGAAATATTTTTTGATTGCAGTTACCACACGCAGCAATGTTATCATAATCAATGTCTAGTTTCTCCGCAAGTTGGTGTCCAAATGTATGAGGCCAATGTGTTGTTGGGTTGGTATCGAAACCTTCGAGTTCGTCACCCCATACGAAACTACACCCGTTTAGTAATAACATTTAAATGTCCCCTTAATTGTTCGTAATTGATTTTAGTATCTTGAAAGAATGGAGACATATCAAAATCATCTGGTATGTCTAGGACATTCTCTCTCTTACTAAGTATAACGTATTGACCATCAACTAGTTCCAGTTCATCGTCCATATACCTTGGTTCGTCCCACAGAGGGCATTCCACCTTCATACGTCCATCCTCAAGGGATATTGTGTAAAAGTCGTCACATAGTACTCCCAAAGAATTGGGTACGATTGTACTGTCCGCACCAATGCGGTTTATAAATAATGGGATAGCGGTATCAATACTACCGTAATGTGACTGAAAACAAACATTGTATTCTCTCGCAAGGTCAACAAACTCCTCGTCCAGTACAAATCCACACATATTGATGTTGACCGTTCTCTTGAATGGCCCCGCAAAGGTCTCTAGGAAATTATAGAGTTCTTCTTTGTTGGGTATCATTATATTAGATGGTGGAACCCATTGCAAGTCTTTCAGACCTCGCATCAAATCAACATCTTCATCATGACTCAGGTCGTGACCAATCGCAAATGAACTGTGTGAGTATGCATTCATCAAAGCTGGTAATAGATGAGTCAACATTGCGGATGCGTGATGCAAATTTCTGGAGTGAATAACCTTTGCGTCCTCACCGAACCAAAACACGTCAATGTTACGTTTGGATATATCATAGACTTCTTGGTGTGAAAACGTGATTGGTCTAGATGCGCCAGTTGTTCCTGAAGTGGAACTCACTAAGAATGGGTCTGAGGGCAATACTTCCACCTTATGGAAGTTTGAAGAATAAATTGCGTCTCCCATCACGTCAATACCAAGACCACCATAACGTCCCAACATCTCATCATGGAGACCGTTGTATATGTGTGTAGTGTCTTCTTGGGTACTGTAGATGTAGTAGTCAGAGGGCCCATGCAAGGCAAGCTTGGTGAAAGGTAGTGATTCTTTGGTCGCAGGACTATCTAAGATAAAGATTCTCAGTCCTAACTCAGCACACGCAAAGATAGAAGCGATATGATTAATGTCAACTACGATAATAGCGATTGTGACTAGGTCGCCCTTATTGACACCAACATTACTCAACAGACTCTTTACTCGGTCTATCGCTAGGTCTATCTCTTCCCTACCATGGTCATCATAGATGATGCCTAGAGACCCACCAATTATATCACGATTTAATATGTTTTGCATGGATTTTACAACCTATAAATTCATTATAATATTCGTCACTCAATAGAACATCATATTGGAACTGTAGTTTAGCTTCATAGTACGAACAGTCACCTTTGGTGCGGCATAGTCTGAGAACTTCTCTCCTGAAGTCCTGGCCCCCTTCAACAAGGGTTTTTACCCTTTCCGATGAACCATAGTACTTACGCCAGTCCGATTGGACTCGTGTTCGTTTACGTCTTTTTCTTGTTTTAGTAACAGGGAGTATCTTGGGTTTCCAGAAGAACTTCTTACCAATATACTTTTTACCAGTGCTTAACTCAGTCAAGCAGTAAACGAATCCTTGGTATTCCTCCAAGAACTCGTCTTCTGGTTCAAACTCTTTATCTTCATATATCCACATAAGGGTATATATGTGTTTCCTATATCGTTACCCCACACATAGGACAGTACGATGGTTCCTCTTCACTATTCACCACAAGTACCTCTGTCTGCGTTTCACACACACAACATTCCAATTCGTATGTTTCGGGTTCCATGTCAATCATACGTAACTGGCGACATCAGTTTCAGGAACAACAGCGTCCCAGCCCCAATCACCTTCCATACCATTTACCGAATACTCGGTGACTCTCTTCTCAAAGAAGTTGTCGTGTGACGCACCATTCAGTACCCAGTCCAACCACGGTAGTGGATTGTCCTTTACACCGAACTTAGGTTTCATACCCAGTTGCAACAGTCTACGGTCTGCAATGTGACGAATGTATTGTTTAACATCACTCTCTGATAGACCTTCCATCTCACCAGACTGGTAAGCAAGGTGAATGAATCGTTCTTCTAACTTAACAGCATTCTTT